AGCGTCATTGACATATCCGGTACATTCACCCGCTTGATAGCACCCTTGGACTCGCGCGCAATCTTTACCACGCTAGGCGCAGGCTCAATCATCCCGCCTGCAAGCTCAATGGCAAGGTTGTAGATAATCGCCCGTTCGTACCCTGGCGGCAGCGCAAGCGTCGTGCTAATCAGCGCAAAAGTCTGCAACTGTTTCCACGAGGAAAGCACCAATTCCAACCCGGCTTGAGGTTCCGGCCACAGGTTGATGACGCCGCGCGCACTGGTGTACTGTGCATCGTAGTACAGATAGGCAGGGTAACTATTCCCGGTACTGGTCTTGAGGACAATGCGCCGCCAAGCATCCGCGCCGAGAATCTCAACCCCGCTATCAGCGTCATCCGTATCGCGGATTACAGCACCCTCTATCTTGAGGGGACGGGTCGTATTGAAGTCGCCGCCAGTACCTATGGTGTATGAACCATCACCAGCAGTCAACGTGAATACTTCGTCAAGGATGTGATAGACCAGAAGCCGATCAAGGCTCCATGACTCCATCATCGAGTTGAGTACGGCAAGATATGCCGTTTCTTCAGCCGCGTTCAGTGTTTCGTCAATCCCCTTCTCACCGATGAGTTGGAGACTGCGGACTATCATCGTGGATGGGGTTGCCATTTACTTCCCTTTCGGCGGTCTGCCGCGTCGCGGCGCTTCTACTTCCGGCGTCTCAACCTCAGGCGCTTTCGTTTCTTGAACCTCAAGCTGCCAACCTATCGCCTTCAAGCGTTCCACTTCCGGCGTGTTGTAGACCACCGTCCATCCGTGATTCGGGTGATGCATCCGCAGTTCCATTTGCTTTCCTCTTTGCTTCGCGTGCAAGCGATTCCTTGAAGTTGCCAGGATAGGCTTTGTCGCCCGCGTGGTGCGTCAAATCAAGGTCAGGCACTAGCCAAACCTGCCCGCCAATAGCATTCCAGTTCCGGCAAAACGCATAGTCTTCACCCCACCATTGCCCGTTGTGCGCACCGTGGTTGAAGATATCGACATACGTTTCTTCGTCTTTCTTGTAGACCAAGTTAGGGTAAGCCAACGAAAACCGCGCTACCGTGTTTCGGGTGAACTTCAGGAATCCCGCACATACCCGGTTAGCCAACACACATCCATCTTCACGATAGATATGCTGGTCGTTTTCATCGACAAACAAGGCAGTCATGAAATGAACATTGTCCTCTTTGAATCGGTACGTTCCTGCGACAACATCGCCCTCAGTCTCGATCAGGGTCAACAAGTCTTGAGGCTTCCAAGACAAGTCGTAATCAATAAAGACGATGACATCGCAGCCATCGCGCAAAGCCTTCCCCAACATGGCGGAACGGGCTTGCGAAATGTAAGCATTACCAAGTTCATGGTAATACTCGGCAGCGGACCAACCCGCTTCCTTTATCAACGGCAGACTAGCAACGACTGCCGCAACATTGGGCGCTGTCGGTCCACTCAGGGAGGGTGTGCAGATGCCCACCTTCCCCTTAGTCATCAGGCCGAACCCTTGTACAAGCCAAGGGCAATCATGGTATTCATGATCTCCTGAATCACCGCCAATTGCGTAGCGCCGAACGAAGCCGACACTGCGATATTGGTAGTAGCCTGATTGGACGATGCACGCTGCGATACCGGAGTTGCGCCGAAGAAACCGGCTTTGTCCGATGCCGCTTTGCCAAACTGCGCACCATCCGGCGAGTTGTAACTGACTTGTTCGTATTCAGTGGGTTGAGTCACTTTTGTTTCCTTTCAAATGTGGATGGAAAAGAGCCGGGTTTCCCCGGCATCTTTACTAGCTGGTGATGCGCGCAGCCCACTGCGGACGGATTGCCTCGTAGCCATAAAGTATATCGAGACGAGTCAGCAATTCATCGTTGCGGATGTCCGACTGTTGCCAGAGGCGCAGGCTGATGCCGTCGTAGGTCTTGACCACGCAACGCACCGAATCCGACATCAGCGGGAGTTCGCCGGTCGCAAAGGTGAACGCATCCTGGTGATACATCAGGTTTTGCGTGTACGAGGTCGAGGCAGCACCCACAAAGGTAACGGCCTTGCTGTTGAAGTCCGTGGTAGCCAGATCAGCACCCGTCGAGGAACCCACGTTCTTGCGTGCACCCGTCAGGTAGATCGTCGGGCTAACAGTGGTCGTGGTCGCGCCGAGAGCGGTAATCACGAACTGTTGCAGATAGCCATACGAAGCCTTGGTTTCGGGGTGCAGAGCGTAAACGCCAGCAATGGTGAACACGGAACCCACCGTCTGATTCGCGGTAGTGATGGTCGTGTGCATGTCAACGGTATTGCCGCCATCGGTCACAAGCGCCGCAGCGTCCGTGGTGCCGGTGATGTCGCCGCCGTTGGTGTGGGTGTACACACGTTCGTTCTCGTAGAAGTCGGCCATCGCGGTGCGGCCAATCATGCCTTCACGATACTGTTCCTTGATCTGAGTCGAGTCTTGGAACAAACCTTTCAGGCCATTGACCATGCCGCCCATCGTTACTGAGTCCATCTGAACGTAGCGCTTGCCGTCTTTCGGGGCAAGGAACTGGTTCAGCTTGGCACGCGCTGCGCCGGTAGCCGCCAAGTCAGTCGGGGGCGAGCCAGCAGTACCGGCAACGTTGTAGACCTTCTTGGTAACGCCTTGCAGAACGTCCGACTCGATACCCGAAATCAGGACAGCCATTGCAGGCTCAAGGTGCTGCTTGCTGAAGTTGGTCAAGTCAAGCGACAGTTCACGCGAGTTGAATCGCATGTCCACGCCGTCCTGAGTCGCCGCAACAAGGCTGGCGCGCTGCTCTTGAACATCCTGCACGTCCATGACGCGGGAGCCTTGGCGGCGGGTGTACTGGGCAGGCAGGCGGATACGCAGGGTATCGCCGATCTTCCCGTTTTCCTTGCCAAAGGAACTATCAAACTGGCGGTTGATGGTGCCGAGAAAACTGGCTTTCTCGTGCGCAAGACGGAGACACTCGGAAGTGATCTCGTCAATAGTCAGAATCGAATTTGCCACAGTGAACCCTTTCGGTTACTTGCGGCCCAACTCCTTGTTTCGGCGTTTCATAAACGCTTCAAAACTTTCTGTCTTCGGGTCAACGGGGGCGGGAGGTGATCCCGTACCGCTAACCGGATTGATTGGAGCCGGAGCCTTAGAAGTCGGTGATGGCTTCGCGGGTTCCGCAGCAAGTTTTGCTTCCAGCTTCCCAATCGCACGGATTTGCGCAGTCGGAGACAGAGCCGCAATGGCTTTAGCCTCGTCAAGATGAGTGCCCAGGTAGTACGCAATCTCGTCGCCGTTGTCGGCTTCCATGACTGCAACCGCCCAAGGGGTTGTGGGTTGCAAATCACCCACTACCTCGTCAAAGTCCTCGTACTTCGCATTCGCGGACTTCTGTTCCCATCCCGCCACCAGTTCAGCGCGTTGCTTTGCCGCCGATTGCTGATGATGCCGTGTTTCAAGTTGCTTGAAAGTCTGCTGCTTCTCGTGCTCTGCGTAGGCTTTGGCGTATTCCTGAATGTCGCTGAAGTCCTCAAGCCTTGGTGCGCCGTCCGCTTTTGGTGGGTTGGCTTTTGCTTGAAACTCCTTCAGTTGCGACTCAAAGAACTCCGCTCTCGCTTGCGCTTCTGCACGTTCCCTGTAAGCCCGATCCAGTTTTCTTGAAAGGCGATTTTTGCCTTCTCCGGGTGCTGGTTCCGTCTTCGCAGGTGCCGGTTCTGCGGGATTCTGAGCGGTTTCGCCGCTCGCGGCAGGAGGTGCGTCTTCCTTTGGTGTTGCTGGTTCAGCAGGTACAAACAAAGGCGCACTGGGTGCATCAACTACTTCTTCCGACATTTGAACTCCTAATGTCACCGTCAACTAGACGTATTTTGTGAGTATGCGCTCACTTCCATGGAAATGCAAGTTTCAAGCGGCTATCAGAGCGCTTACCATTATTGCAACCATGAAATCCCGCTCTTTTACCCGTCGCGTCAGTTCTCGCGCCGCCAAATCCGCTTCCAGCCAAGCAATCAGTTTTCCCCTGTATTGCTCAAAATCATCAGTTTTTGCCTGTTCTAGTTTCTTGGGTAGCGTCAGCGTCTTGGCTATTGCTACCGCTTCCTGCGCAACTGTTTCTTCGACTTCTTCCGGTACGGCTATGCCAAATTTGCGCCGTGCCTCGTCAATCTCTTTTTGCGTCCTGCGGCGATCACTTGTACGGATGTAACCGCCGGAATTAACGGTTTCTTCAACCCGAACACCAACGAGATTTGCGGTAATCCCGCCACTGCCGCCAATACTGGCCGACATGCCGCCCGGTACAACCTCTACCGGACCGAACCACTCTCCAAAGTACTCCCCGGAGGTATTGCCTCGCACCGACATGGTTATTCCCCGTCGAGCGTGTCTATCGTCCGTGTGCCGCCGCTATACGTTCCCGCAACCCTTTCAGTGCTACCGTCAATCCCGGTAAAGCTCGGGCTTCCAGACTCCAAGCCGGTTGCCGCACCAGCGTTCACCGCCGCCAGGATGCGCAATACCTGCTCTGCGGTAAATCCAGCTTCAATAACACGCGCCCATACCGCCTGCCCTACATTTGCCGTGGTCAACCCGGTTCCGGTCACTACCAAATCGGCATCCAGTTCACCAACAGCGGTTGGCGTCAGATCTACTTCACCGCTGCCAGTCAAAGCCGCCAGAAGCGCACCTAGCCCTACGGCAGTGCCTTCCATGTCGCCAGAACCGGTCAGGCTTGCAACAGCCGCCAAGAATGCTTGCAGGTTAGCCGCAGTGATTTCGCCACTACCTGATAACGCGCCTACCAACTGAACAATCAAGCTTCCGATGGCGCTTAGTTCACCCGAGCCGGTTAACGCTGCTTCTGCGAGTTTGACGGCCAAAGCGTCCGCACTGATGGTGCCTGTACCGATAATCTGCCGCGTTGATCCCAAGCCGCCCGCCGTAAGCGGGAGCATCCACGCCGCCTCGGTGTTGTACCCATGCGGAAACGATGCCTGCGGACGTGGGTCGCCGTCCGGTACGTGGAACGAATGGAACAGCACCGGCTTAAACGTCCCACAAAAATTAGTGAAGCCTTGCCCCCATTCCCGCACACAATTGCGGTTTTGTTGGGCGTAGTTGGCCAGGATCATGTCAGTTGTAAACGAAATTCAGGTAGCCCGAAAACGCCGAGTTGGCAGGGGTGGCCGCGCCCGAGCCCCACAGCCAATACAGCGCGGCGCCGTCGTACACGCGCGGCATGGAAGGCAGGCCGAACATGAAGTTCTGCTCTGCCGCAAGGCCAAGGGTCGAAAGCGG